AATCTTGCATGAGGTTGGCGGCGTATTCGCTTGCGGGTTCAAGCCAGGGATTTGCGGGTGTGTAGGTGGTCTTGTGCTTCAAGTTGAGAATCTGCTTTGTCTTGAAGCTGACTGCTTTTTTGCCTTTGCGGAAATTCGTAACCTGGAAAAAGGAATTGTTCAGGCGGATGAATTTCTTGTTTTTGGCTGCTACGAATGCGGTTGCGACGAGGCGGGCTTTTCGGCTTCCACTTTTGCTTGACCAGCGGACTGTATTTAATGCAACATTCGAGTAGCGGAAACGGCTCTGGACTTTCTTGGAGTTGGAGCCGCCCCTTGCCCTTGTGTTCGGAATTATAAGATTGGATCCGGACGGTGAGCGTTTTGTGCCGCCTGTTTCCTGGCGTTCCATGTAGCCGATTTGTTCAAGTGCGCCTGTGTATGCGGCGATGTCGTTCAGGCTTGCGGATTTTTTGGCAGGCGTGGTGAAGATGTTCCGTATGGTAAAATTGTTCCTGAGCGTGAAATTCTTTTCGACATTCGTGATTGCGTTTTTGCGGGCTGTGTATGCGACTCGGTTCACGGCATTGACGGCGGCAACTTTCTGACATTTTTTGATGTCGCCGACAACGAGTGCGAACGCATTTTTTCCTGTGAAAACTTTTGTAGCCATGCTGAGATTGTATCACAGGATCGGAGAAAAAACATTATTTCTTTGGCGGGATGGGCGGAGGAACAGGCATTGGATTCGGGCTTGTCGGTATGTCGTATGGGCCTACAAGTTTTTTGCGACGAACAGAATCAGGCATACGACCCCCGCGAAAAAAAGAATGAATGAAATGAGATTCAGAAGACCTGAGAGTTTTGAGCTTTTCTTGCCAAGATTTGTGGGAAGATGTTCACCGTGGGCTTCATTCATGTATTTGTTGCCGTTGTTCACGATGTCAAGGCGGTAAGTCCTTTCTGAATTCATAAAATTAAAAATTTCTGTGACAAGGCAGAAAGCAAAGAGAAACCAGCTTGCTATCAAAAGTGTCTTCCAGTTTGCGACTGTAAATTCAACAAGTTTGTCAATGAATGCGAATGAGACGCCGAACACTCCCGCGCATATTTTCAGAAGCCATGAGTCGAAACTGTGCTGCTGATACAGCCGCTCTTTTTCTAGGGCTATGTTTATCTCTTTGAGGTAGTTATAAAGGTTTATGTCTTCTTCGTAAGTCATGCTTATATGATAGGCTCGTTTGTCTCATTGTCAATAAATTTTATTTCGAGGTGTGCGCCCAGGGCTGCCGCGATTTTTTCCAAATCGTGGTTACTGAATTTGTTTCCGTTGTATTTACTGTTGAGATTCTGAGGGGTAAGACCAGCCCTTCTTGAAAGTTCGGCGGCTGATATGTCGCCTTTTTGCACGCAGCATAGTTTTATATATTTCGTTAAATCAAACATAATTTATTTTATACGATATTTTTAGAAAAAAGTCAAATAAAAGCGATAAAATAAAGAAATATTTTATAAACCACTTGACATTATACAAAATTAGTTTATAATATAAAACATCAAGAGCGCACGGCATTGATAAGGAGGTGAACATGAGTGGCTAAGCAAAAAAAATGGTCAAGAGCTGAAAAGCTTGCACTAATTGCGATAGTGATTACAGCGATTCAGACAACCTTGACCGCCATTACCTTACTGGTAATGGTTCTCTAAGCAAAACGCGGGGCGGTCTGAACAACCGCTCCTGCATAAAATATAAATCTTAATTTTACGGGGGTCAATATGACAAGGTTCGAGAAACTTATGATTGCTTTCATAGTCATGCAGGGTGTGTCTATCGTGCTTACGGTTTGCACACTTATTGTTTTTGTCACGAAATAAAAAATATTTTTGGGGTGGGAGAATGAAATATTCTTATGTGGATAATGTTCTTGTGATGGCTTTGCTCTGCGATGCCGCCACGGAATCCAGCATGGGGAGTGCCAGGGCTTCGTCTTACTGGCTCCGCATGATGGGGGCAATCGGGTCTAAGACGATTGTTGCAAAAATGAAAAAACCGCTGTTGGGGAACAGCGGCGCAAACAAATGAAAATGCCTTATGGCACTTCTGAATAAAAAGCAGTCTAACGCATTTTTCGGCTGTTTGTCAATTTTCATTATTTTGGGGCAACTACTTTTGTGAGTAGTCGATTTTGGGTGCAGGGGGAACAATTCTGTCAGCTTTGTTTTCCCTGCATTTTTTTAAGCAATGTGAGGTGTACTTATGGAACTGAATCAATCTGAATTTGCGAGAATGTGTGGCGTGTCACCTATGGCCGTGAGCTTAAGTGTGAAGAACGGAAAACTGCTAAAAAACAGCAGGGGCTTTATCGACACAGACATTGAGCCTAACAATTCTTATCTTTGCCGTAAGCTCACCAAAAATCATAACAAACAAATTTCTAATTCTGGAGACTTCGATATTTTTGCGGGCTTAAACGACCAGACGGAGCTTGGTGAAAAAGTCTATTCTACCGAGGGAAAAGAAGCTGTTGCTGCTTGTAAGGCGTTAATCCGATACATCGAGAAACAGGAAGAAACTATGGCTCTGAACAGCAAACTCATTAGGAAACCAATCGACAATGCGACTTTGAAATTGCTTCAGAGAATCGGGGAAACAGTCGTAAAGAGCAAAGATTTTGATAACCAGTGGACGCAGGACGCACTGATTATGGCGATGAATCAAGAATACCGACTTCCTTATCTTCAAGCTCTTAGTAAAAGCAGGAAACAAAAAGGGCTGGTGACAATATGAAATATTCAATGGGTGGGAGCAAATGCCGTTTTCCAAATGGGAGACGGCATTTTTTTTGACTACTTTTGTAAGTAGTGCCTTAAAAAAAATTTAATTTTTTTTGTCTATGACATAGTGTTTTATTTTTATCTCGCTGATAATGGTTTTATGTTTGAATTGTTGATTGACAAGGTTATCGGCGAGGATGAATGGCGGGCCTGGTTCGGCGAGGAAACCGAGGTTTCTTCGGACGATGTGCGCAAGGCTCTTGCAGCTTTTCCTTCCGGCGAGACCGAGATGAGAATAACGATTGACTCACCCGGCGGGGATGTCTTTGAGGGCATCACGATTTTCAACATTATCCGGGATTTTGCAAGAAATAATCCAGATGTAGAAATCACGACTTATGTTCAGGGAATGGCCGCAAGTATGGCGAGCGTTATTGCGCTTGCAGCATGGTCTGTGAACCCACGCAATGATGTCATCGTCGAGGACAACTCGATTTTCATGATTCACAACGCCTGGGGCATTGTGATGGGGGATGAGAACGACATGCGCGAGGGGGCTGAGTGGTTCTCTAAAGTCGATGACATGCTCCGTGCCGTTTATGTTCGGCGCAGCGGAAAAAGCGATGATGAAATCCGTACAATGATGGACGCTGAGACATGGCTCTGGGGAGATGAGATTGTTCAGGCAGGCTTTGCTGATGCAATCATGGACAGCACGAAATCTGCTGGCGTACAGGAAGATATTGCAAACGGTTTGGTTCACTCTGTTCCAAACGACAAGAATGAGAGGCTTGTATCCGCTAAGGCAGCCTTCACTAAGAGCCAGGAGCTTATGAGAAGCGTGAGCGCAAAACGGAATGAAAACGGCGGCGGAAAGAGCTTTAAGGCTGCTGCTATGGCTTTGGGATTTGAGGGCGGCTCGCCGTCCAAAAATGGGGCGGCGGTGTCCGCTGACAATAAAAAAGGAGACGGTAGCATGAAGATTACTGTTGATGAACTGAAGAAGGACAATCCTGAGGTTTACGCTCAGATTGCCCAGGACGGCGAAAAAGCTGGCGTTGCAAAAGAGCAGGGCCGAGTGAGCCGTCTTTTGGCGTTGGGTGAGAAATCTGGTGCGAAAGACTTTGCTCTTGAGTGCATCAAGAATGGCTCTGACCCTAGCGACGAGAAGGTTATTGATGCCTTCATGGATAAAGGGGCGGCGGCAAGACACATGGCAGCATGTGCAGAGGATGAGAGAAACATCCCGGATGTGAACCCGCCGAAAGAAGACAAGAATGCGGATGCAAAAGCAATGAACGATGCTTTTGCGGCAGCTTTGAAGGGAGGCAGTGACTATGGGGACGATTAACGGAATCTACGAGACAAAGAACATTGAGCCTAAGACTTTGCTTTTGGGCGGAAACGAATTTGAAACAGGCGTTCTGAATGTTCCAGCAGCAGGTGTTGGTGAGACAATCAACATTCCTGACGGGGCTGTTCTTACACGCGACGGAACTAGTGGAAAGTATGTTGTAGCCGAAGACACAGACGGTGCTTTGTTCATTCTTGTTGACCACATCATCACTCCGATTACAGAAGCCGGGGATTACCCTGTTCGAGTGTGTATCAAGGGTGATGTGAACAGGAACCTTGTTACTTTGGGCGGCGCAAATCTTACGGACGCTCAGGTTGATGCTCTTCGTCAGAACGGTATCTTTGCGCTCACAACGCATGAAATTCAATAGCGACTACTTTTGTGAGTAGTCAAGGAGAAAAAAGAAATGCCTGAATGGTTGAAACAAACTTTGAGAATGTTCACCGACGGTCGGCGAAATGTCGAGCGCGGTTTCTTCGCATGGTGGTTCAGGACTACCGATGAAGATTACACAAACGCTGAGTATGTGGAGATTGACACAGAGCGAACTACGAATGTGGTCGCTCCAACTTTGCGGGATGCCACTACTGGCGCAATCATTGTTAAGAGCGACAGCTGGAAAGAAAAGAAATTCCGCCCGCCTTACACCGCAATGAAAGACCCGATTGATCTTTACAGCCTTATGAAAAAACAGCCTGGTGAGAGCGACGACGCTTCAAGAATCGGTGACTGGTTCGGACGGCTCGCCGCAAAAATCGTCAAGGTTCTGAGCAGCTATCACCGCATGATCGGTTTGCAGGTAGACTTGCAGTGCGCTCAGATTATGCAGACAGGTGAAGTCGAGCTTAGGGATGACAAAGACGGCGTTACTTACAAGCTGAACTTCGGTGCAGCCGTTTCTCATTTCCCGACTGTATCTGTAAGCTGGGGTGAGGCAAACGCAACCCCGATGGACGATATTTCAGCTCTCGCTGACAAGGTTGCCGATGACGGCCAGGTTGCGCCTGCTTATCTGATTCTTGGTGAGGATGCCTGGAAGAATCTTCTTAAAGACGAGACTTTCCAGAAGTGCGTGAGAAAAGACGGTCTTGGCTTGGGCGTTCTTGAGCCTACCTCTCTCAGAGCACGGGGCGGAAAATATCACGGAATCTGTGATTTCGGCAGCCACACTCTTGAAATCTGGACTTACGGCGGCTCTTATTACCAGCTCGGAAGCAATGTTCCTAAGAAATACCTTGATAAAGATGCGGCTATCGTAACAGCCCGCCCGGAAGATGTTGATTTCAGGACTGTTTACGGCGGCGTTCCTTCTTTGGGTATGAAAGAGCCGTTTGCTGATGTCGTTCCAAGCACTGTCACTTACAGCGGTGAGGGCGGAAGCGAAGGAACTGGATTCATCAAGGTTCACAACAGGGTCTATGAAGACAATTCGGGCGACACTTACACAGCAGAGTGCAAGGCACGCCCTCTCTCAATTCCTGTTTCAATCGACCGCTTCGGCTGTCTTAAAACGCAGAACGCATAAGGAGAAAGACAATGGCTGACAAGAAAGAATACAAGGTTGCCCCACGGGTCGCTTTGACAACAAAGGGCGGAATCATTGACGACGGCACTGTCGTCACAGCCGAAAACTTTGCGAGCGAAACTGTTTTTAACGAGCTTGTGAAGAAAGGTAAAATCGTCACTTCTGAGGATTACATCAAGAAGGTCGATGAGCTTAACAATCCTGAGAAGGCTGCTGAGAACGCAAAGAAAGCTGCTGAAGCTGAGGCAAAGAAAAAAGCCGAGGAAGAAGCAAAGAAAGCTGCTCAGAATGGCAATAACGGTGGGAACAAGTAATTGAACCTGCGGGAGCTTGCCAAGAAGGATGCGGCTTTGACCATTGAGGGCGAGCAGGCCGGAAACACGCTCTGCACGCTCTCCAGCCCGGACGGAAACGCCTGGCAGGTCAAGATGATTCTTTCGGACATCGGCTACGAGCTTGATACCGACGGAAACAAGGTCATCGGCCGTACCTGCTGGGCCACATACATCGCCGACCGGGTGAAGGACGAGAACGAGAATATCCTTACCCCACGGAAAGGCTGGCTGCTTAACTGGGTTGACATCGAGGGCAAAGAGCAGAAGATGTTCGTCCGGTTCTGTGAGCCTGACAAGACAATCGGGTGGAACCGCCTTTTTATGGCGGTGAAGCTGGAGAAGACCAATGAGTGACGAATTCAAGCCGGCTTGCGACACGCTCCAGAGAGAGCCTGACAACATCGAGATTATCCGAGACCAGATTGCGGCCCTGCTTGCGCTGGACTTGGAACATCAGCATGAGCTTGCGGTTGAGGATAGTGATCCGAACTCAAAAGATTACGATGTCGATGTATTCGTTGAGTGCGATGATCCGCTCCAGTATCTGGATGATGATAGCGAGGGTTCAAATCCTTTTCCGTGCGTAAATGTCTCGCTTGACTCTTCTGACGGTGACGGCGGAACTGCGAGCGTGAACAAACAGACGATGACGGCCCAGTTCTTCATCGACTGCTATGCGACTGGAAACACTAGCAGCACGGCGGACTTCGGAACAAAGGCCAGCCTAAAGGCATGGAAGACGGCACGGCTCGTGAGGCGGATTCTTAGGGCTGAGACAAACACTTACCTTCGGCTCCGTGGAGTCGTTGGAAAAGTGAGCTTTAAGTTCCAGTCGGGCGAGCCAAACAGCGTGCAATCGGCTATCCGCGTGAAGATGGTGAGAATCACTCTGAGCGTGGATTATGTCGAGGATGTCGAAATCTCGGAAGGCGTGATTGACTGGGATATTATGGGAATAATCACTGACGAAAAAGGCAGGATTATTATTCAATAGCGACTACTCACAAAAGTAGTTCAAGAAAAGGAGATTTAGCGATGGGTGGTGTTCCTGGAAGCTGGGTGAGCCGAATCACTGGTATCACCGTTACACCTAAGAATTTTAATGTGGGCAAGGCTCAGATGCTCCCCCAGCAGCTCGTTATTATCGGGCAGGGGAACGACGATGTGCTTTACTCTCTTGAAAAATACGAATGTGAGGGAAGTGCCGCCGCCGTGGGTGAGAGATTCGGTTATGGCAGTCCGCTGCATCTTGCAGCGAAACAGCTTTTTCCGTCTTCGGGTGCGATGGCGACTTTCCCTGTTTATATATGCCCGGTCAAAAAAGGAGACACGGGCTTTGCTGCTGCAAGCGGCTCAGTACTTGTTACAGGAACTGCGGCAACAGCTAACGCTTCATGCGTTCTTTGCGTTGGCGGAATTGATGTTCAGATTGCAGTTACAAAAGGTCGGACTTCGGCTCAGGTAATGGCTGACATCGTTACGGCCGTCAATGCAGTTCTTGAACGGCCAGTCACAGCA